TTGGGCGGCTTAGGCGCTCAACCAGCCCAGCCGCCTCCATGAGCTTGTAGACCTGGCGCGCGGATGCCTGGACTTCATGTGAGCGCAGCAGGTCGGAGAGGGCTGCGGTTACGTGGCTGGTGCCGTCCTGGTCAGGGCTATCCACCGTGTAGGCCGGGAGCAGATCGGCATGACCGACCTTCGCGCCGAGCCGCTGGTACATGCCGAGCGTTGCCGAGGGTGCGAGGTTCAGCGTGCGGCTCATCGACTCGATGATCTGGCATGCATCGGTGGTGAGGGCTGGCGCTTGCTGATGGCCGATGGAGTAGCTGCCGGTGCGGCGGATGCTGGGCAGCACATCGTGGGTCACCCAGCGCTTCAACGGCTTGGCCTCGGGCTTGTTGCTGCCGATGATGGACGAGTACAGCCCGGACTCGTTAATGGTGGTTACACCACGACCACCCGAGGCAGTACCCAAACCGGCGATTTGCCGGTTTGACTTTTCGTCCTCATCCAGACGCTTGGTCATCTCATAAGCGTCGGAATAGCCCAGGATCTCGGCTACCTCCATCGCGATGAACCAAGGCTCGCCGTTCTCGTCGACGAGCACCTGGAGGCGCTTGCTGTTGAAGTCGTATGGAATCAGGTTCATTTCGTTCTCCTTACTCTCGGTCGCGCATGCCAGGGGCCGTACGCGTGATCACGTCGAAGATCGATACGCCGGGCTGGCGCGGGTATGGCGTGGTGCTTGGTTGCTCCGGGTTGGCCTCCTGCCGCTCGTGCGCCTTGGCCCGCTCGAGCTCACTCTCGAGTAGATCGCGGACCACCTTCATCACGACAGGGGCGTCAACGGCGCTGACGTGAAGCTCGCCATAGCTGGTCGCGATGGTGAAGCCGCGAGCCATGTCGGGAACCTGCTTGGCTAGGGCGTATTCGATTTCGAGCTTGTCCATGACGATCTCCTTATGCGGTCAGCCAGGTTTCAGCCCGGCGCGCAGCCACTCGAAACTCAATCCGACGCTCCCCACCCCGACGGCTGCGCATCATGTGGTCGTCGTTGAGCAGTGGCTGACCGGCGACGAGGAAGGCGAGGGCGATCACGGCGGGCGAGATAAGCCCGCGGCGCATGGCTTCAGCCACCAGGGCGGCACGGCGGGTGACGCCGAGTTTGGTGGTCGCTGCCAGAACGCGCTTACCCACCGTGCCCGGCTGCATGCCCAGGTCGCGGGCTAGCTCCTTGCTGGTGCGACCCGCAGCGATGCCCAAGACGCACTGAAGCTCACGCAGGGACAGGCCCTTGCCGAGGAAGCCGGTGAAACCGTGTGCGGTGATGCTGGCGGTGGTCATGCAGTCTCTCCATGTTGACCGGATCGATGGCTTGCGGTCTGTTGCTGTGCGTTTCCTAGGCGATTATTAGGTTTGCCTTTTTTGCTGTCAATAGGATTGCCTAATAATTGCGAGCAGCCATAAGAAAGCCCGCACTAGGCGGGCTTAAGAACTGGTGGGTCAGCGGCTGGAGGGTGCCACGAGATCTTCTAGAAGGCGTAGACCAGGCGACTCGGATGATTCTTATGACTGGGTGTCATAGGAGATGGCGGTCGCCTTTAGCGCTTCAGCGTGAGCGAAAATGTCATCCAAGGACTCAATAGGGTGACGGGTTTCGTTTTTTTCGGAATCGAAAGTTCCGATGTACTTTTGTGATCTGTTGAAGTGAAGACGAGCGATGGGCTTACGGTTGTTGTCATCCAATAGGATACCGAAGTAGCTCTGAGTGTCGCGGGCAGCGATGCGCTTTACGTCAACCACGGATCGAACAATGGCTTTGACTATAGTGTAGCCTTCGATCTCTTCGGCCGTTGTCACCACCCGGTCCTTTTCCTCTTCTTCACCGTGAGAAGATGGTGTCGACTGTTCTGCTTGCGGCTGAGCCACGAGGACGGGTTGTGAGTTTCCGGTAATTGCGGATTTGAGGCGCTCATTTATTTGATCGCTTAAGAATTGCGAGGCTGCCTTTCTAGTAAGCTGGGTGAACTGATCGCGCACCTTCTGAGTAATGATCCCTTCGTACACTCGAGAGGCGAACAGTCGAACAAAGTCCTCATCTGGCTGGCTGAACTGAGAGGCTAGTGCGCGCTTGATTTGCCCAACGTACTTTAGTTCGCCAGCAGCGTTGATGATTGACTCAACGTCAAATGCTGATTTCGTAAGTTTCTGGAGCTCCGGAATAGCATGGTCGTCTATATCCAGAAGGTCTAGCTCAAGGAATGGCTTCTCATCCATCTTGTTAGGTGCATCCAGGTCAGTGAAGAACTTGTAGACCTGGCCATTTGTCAGAATGGATATTCTAGCATTTGTAACGTGGAAGTAACGAAATAGTTGGCTGGCATGATTAATATTTAAGGGTTCGCCGACCTTCTTGCTCTCTATGAGTATCTGGATCTCTCCCTCCTTGAGAATTGCATAGTCGACCTTCTCTCCCTTCTTAGTTCCTATATCCGAAGTGAACTCCGGAACAACCTCCAAAGGGTTGAAAACATCGTATCCCAAGACTGACTGTATGAAGGGCATGACAAATGCAGTCTTTGTTGCCTCTTCAGTCTGGATGGCAGATTTCTGCTGGCGAATCTTGGCGGCCAGGCTGGCCAGTTTCTCTTCGAACTCCATGACTCCCTCCCCGGGGTCCCTTTAAAACAACTGATGGCCAGGTATCTGGCCGCCCTTCCTAAAAGTTGTCAGCCCACCAAATGGTCTTCCCTACAAGACGCCAGCGGGAAGCTTGTAGTCAATCACGCGGCCAATGATTCGAACCGTGTCGCTTACCTCAAGGGTGCGATATATTGGATTAAGAGGTTTTAGATATTCGAACCCTGCATCCCTCACATATTGCTTCACAGTTGTATCGCGCTTTTTCCCCGGCTCGTAGCAAACTGCTACGTAGTATTTTCCACTGATCAGGTCGAATCCTTCTGGCTGTACTAGTATTCGACTTCCTTGGGGGAATAGCGGCGTCATTGAGTCGCCATTAACTACCAGCCAATATCCATGGGGTCCGGCCTTTTCCTCTGACTCCAACCAATCATCTGCATCGCCTGGCTGAAAATTGTCCGGACTTTCTGCCCAGTCGCCAGCCCTGACCCAACTGATCACTGGATATTTATTCCTCTTTCTTGGAGGCGTAGCCACCGAGATCACGTTGGCGTGCTCGTTCAGCGAGCCACCCGCTTGCTCAGGACTGTCCCTGCTTATAGCTCCATGCTCTCGCATGGGGCCTTTTCCAGTTGCAAGCCACAGCGGGCTAACTTTCAGAAACGCTGCAGCATTGAGGAGATTCTCCCCTTCGATGCTTTTTGTCTTTCCGGAGATCCAGTCATTTACTGAGGGCGCTGTGATATGGCAAGCGCGTGCAAGAGCCGCTTGCGTAACCCTCGGTGGGCCTGCCATCGCACGTTTAAGTCGTTCTTGAAGTGTCTGCATTAGGGGAGCCTATCACTAGGTTTATAAGGTATTCCTATTGACCGTATTGGAAGGAGTGCCTAATATCCGGGCGTCGGACTAGCAGAGATACCCCAATGACACCCAGCGAGATCATTGATGCCCTCGGCGGGACAACCCGTGTGGCAGAGCTGTGCGAGGTGAGGCCTCCGTCGGTAAGCGACTGGCGAAAGCACGGCATCCCCCGCGCTCGACTGATGTTCCTTCGAATCGCTAAACCTGAAGTGTTCGCAAAACTGGAGGCCAAGGTAAAAGGCCAAGAAAGGCAGGTCGGCAGCAGAGTTGCCTGATCTGGCCAATCAACTGGCACCTGACAGGGAGGAAGCTATTCATGTTCAAGACATACCTCGACGCTACTTATTGCAGCGCTCCGACTGTGAACGCTCATCGGGCAATAGGGGGGCTCGATCGGGCCACAAGCTCCGCCGACCTTGAACCCATTCTGCCGTCCGGTTCCCACATCCGGCAGTGCGCTGATGCTGCTGTGCAGGCATCCAGTGCCGAGGTGGCACCGTGACTTTCCTTTCGAAGATGGCTCGCTTCCTCGGGCTGGATGTTCAGCGTGATCTGAGCGTTGACCTTGGAATGAATTTGCTGCTGGCGGATGACCTGGAGCGGAATGCTCAGATCATGTTGCAGCAGGCTACCGAGCTCCGCCGTGCCATCCGGCCTTCGATCGTTCTTGAGCTTCGCGAGGATGGCCTCGTCGTCATTTCTGGCTGGATGGGCGGAAGGCACGATTCGACCTACCGCCCGATGCCACTTGATGAAGCGATTGGGGAGATCAGTTCTCTGGCCCAGGAGCTTCAACAACAACCTCACCTTTCGAGTTCCGATGAACATGCTCGCTGAACTCGATATTCACCATCGTCTGGCCTCGCCACTTGACGCGGTAGAAGGTCAGGCCGCTGAAGCCTACGCGGGTGTCTTTGGGCAGCGCGTTAAGCGTGTCTAGGAGGGACTGTAAATCGATGGTCGGGATTCTTTCTTCAGCAGCATCAGTCATGCCAGGCCTCCGTGGCCGTTCTGTGTGGAATCAAAACGATAGCACGGAGTGTCCTGGCGCCACTTTGCGGCCTGGCTGACTTTTCGCAGGGCCACAAAAAACCCCACCTGGTCGGGTGGGGTTCAGTTGGTAGTCGTTCGCAGCGACTGCCTGAATATCAATTTGCCTTGAAGAGGGCGAAATCATCATGCAACAGAAAACCCAAAACGCGCAACCCCCGCGCTCTGCTCATCAACTCGCATCAGACCTGCTGGATGGCCTCGAAGCCGCTGTTGAGACCGTCAAGGGGCTGCGCGCCATCCTTGCACTGGTCCGTAGAGATGAGCAGTGCAGCAGTTACCTCAAGGATATCTGCACGATAGGACTCGGTCAGGCCGAGTTCGTTGGTGGGAACCTTGAGGATGATATGAAACAGGCCGACGCAGAATTGTTCGAACTGGAACGTGTCGCGACCCAATCCGGAAATGCTGAAAACGTGTCGCAACACGAAGGAGGTGCAGCATGAGCGCGATCAAGCTCGGGCTGTCTGCACTGAATGGACCGGTATCTCAGCTTCCGCCGCGAAGATTCGCAGCGATTAACCCGACCACGACGGTCGAAGAGGCGTTGAGCGAGGCGATCGCGCTGACGCTAAGTGTTTCTAGCATTCTCGGAGCACTGACCACCTCCGACGAAGAGCACGCGTGCTTGTATGCGCTGGAGATTGCTGCAGAGATGGCTGGCGACTTGGTTGACGCCGCGCTCGACTCCCTGCGTGAGGAGGGCCAGCAATGAACCTCGCAAACCTGATTAGTAAGCAGTGTTCCCGCGACCCGTCTGAGGTACTCACGGACGAGCAGGCGATGTCTCTTTGGGGGGAGCGTGAAGTAGCCCGGCAGGCTGCTCAGAACATGGCGCTTGGTGTCGCCGCTGTCGGGAACCTGCTGGCGAACGTTGGCGCTGAAGGCGAAGTAGGCCAGGAAACCTCAGAGCGTCTCGGCTGGTTTCTGGAGGAGATCGGGGGGGGCATCTTCCAGTTGGTGGAGCTCGAACAGGTCCTCTCGGATCGCATCAACCGGCAGAAGGAGCGGAAGCAATGAGCGCCTCAATCACCATGCTCCGCCAGGGTATTCGGGCAGAGCGCGACCTGACCTCGCACCTCTGGACGATCCTCAACGAAATGCGGCTACAAAGGCAACTCCCCGAGTGGGCCGAGCGCGCCATCGATGGCACTTCGCAGCAGGCGGACGAGATCAGCGCGCATCGCAAGCAGGTCGACAGCATCCTGTTCGAGTTGGTCCCTGGGCTTCGCGAGGATGTCGAAAGGACTGATCGCGAGAGCTACCTCGAATGGAGAGCCCGTGAGCGCGAGGTTAAGGACGCGCTGGGAGGTGGTCATGTCTGATCTCTCGAAGGCACAGGCCTCTCGTCCTCCGCTTCCTGTCGACGGGGAGGTGATGGAGCGGGTCGAGCTCAGTCGTAATGAGTTCGATCTATTCAACCACGCTCGGAGCGATATGACGCAACTTCGGGCTCTGCTGATGGACTCGGTCGTACCTGCCCTAGGTGGTGGAGGGCACCCCGTTGTGACGGAGATTCATGACCTGATCGAGCGGATCATCTTGTGCACCGGGAATTTTCTCTACCGCTACAACCAGCAGATCGGCGCCGCCTATCGGGAGCGTGACCTGTGAACCCTGGCAGCTTCGATACCGGCGACACGTTTCAGCGTGCGTCTTCAGGCGATGGAATTCTGTTCTGGTTCATCTCCACACCGGCCGTTCAGAAGGGTGGGATTGCGATAGCCCAGATGGTCGCTCCGTTCTCGACCGAGGAAGAGGCCCAGCGCGGCGCCGATCTGCTGAACGACCGCTACCCCGGCAACCGTTGCTGGGTAGGCCGTGGCGAGTACGCGCCGGAATACGCCACCCCGGATCGTTTGGACCACGACGCCAAGCGAGCACGCGCCGACCTCGCCGGGCTTCTGTCTGGCATTACCGGGAGGAGCGGCCATGACTGAGCTCGATATCAAGAAGTCTTTGCGCTCGAGGAGAGGGCTGGTCCCGGACACTCCGTCAAGGCTGTGCGGGACGTTTAGCTACGGCTTGCACTACCACGGCCCGCAGCAGGTTCTGGACGATTTTCTTGGGCGGGTAGAGCGCGAGCAAGATCACGCCAAGCGATTAATGCAGGCACAGCGCACGATCGGCGCGCTGATGGCGTTGTCGGCGGCGAAGGTCAGTCCGGCTTGCGCCTGGTACACACACCGCGACGTGTTCCGACGCCTCGCTGAGCTTACCGGCGAAACGGAAAACGCACTGGTGCAGATGGCGGGAGTAGAGCGATGAACCTGACTACCATCGGCGGCCAGGCCGCCACCATGACCAGCCGCGAGATCGCGGATCTTGTCGAGGCTCGCCACAACGACGTTGTCACGACCATCGAACGTCTCTTCGACAAGGGGCTTTTACGATCAAGTCGTAAAACTCGCCGGGAGTCCACCGGTGGCCGTCCGATCGCTGTGTATGACCTGATCGAGAGGGATACTCACCTGGTCGTTGCTGGTTACAGCGATGAGCATCGTGCCCGAGTGATCGACCGCTGGCAGCAGCTTGAGGCTGAGCGTACCGGTCGCGATTACCAGATCCCGCGTACCCGAGCCGAGGCCCTGCGGCTGGCCGCTGACCTGGAGGAACAGAACGCCGTCCTGCAACTGGAGAATCAGCACCAGGCCGAGACCATCTCCAGCCTTGAATCGCTGTTCATGGTAGGCGAGACGCCTACTCAGTTCTGCAAGCGCCTGAACGGGGTGAACTGCGCCAAGGTAAACAGCACCCTGTGCCAACTCGGCTGGCTCTTCAATGAGCAGCGCGAAGAGGAGGGCGCACCGCGGTATCGCGTCGCCAGCCGTGTCCGCGACAAGTACCTCACCGAGCGCCCGCGCAAGATCGCCCCCGAGGGCGGTGACTCCTTCATCAAGTACGACCTGCAGTTGCTGCTGGCCGGCGCCCAGCGCCTGCACCAACTCTACATGCAGCAAAAGCTGGTCATGAAAGCCACCTGGGACGGCCGGTTCACGCAGGCCAAGTACACCGGGGAGACCATCCAATGACCACACAACCGAAACCGGGCCGGATCACCACCAGCCCCAGCGGCCGCCCGGTGATCGCCGGGCCCTGGCCGTCCTACCGTCAATTCCGCGACCTGCCCGAGCGTGAGCGTTGGGTGCTCTACGGCCACGCCAAGGCATGCCGCGGTGCGCTTGAAGATCAAGGGTTCCTCATGGCCGAGGGATACCACGACTTCGTGAAGCGCGTCACCGAGGAACTGGACATATGAAGCTCAGAGCAACGCTGAAAACTGAAGTGGGCCTCGAGGGAGATGGGGTCTTCATTGTTCAAGAGGACAGTCATGGCGAGCAGCAATACGTCGAATTGTCCGCCGGCCAGGCAATGCTCGTAGGAGCGGAGCTCCTGCGCCTTGCTCGTGAGCTTGAAGGGAGCAGCGATGTCGTTTCCTGATCCGATGACTCCGGCCGACTGTGACCTGCGGGATTTCCAGTTCATGCCGCTCGACATTGCCCGCCTCTTCGGTTCGGAGTTTCACGCGCGGGCCTCGGATGGAGAGTGGAGGGCAGGGCTTACCTTGTGGCTCAAGTCTTACCACCAGGTGCCGGCGGGCAGTTTGCCTGATGATGATGTTGCCCTGGCCCGCCTGGCTGAATACGGGCGCGACCTGAAGTCCTGGCGAGCGGTGAAGGATGGTGCGCTACATGGATGGGTCAAGTGCTCTGATGGCCGGCTCTACCATCCCGTGGTCGCGGAGAAGGCGCTGGAGGGCTGGCTGCAGAAGTTGCATGCCAGGCTGCGCGGCGGCAAGGGGAATGCCAAGCGGTGGAAACTGCCGTTCGACGCCAAGGTGCTGGAGGACAAGATAAGCGAGGCGGCCCGTCTGCTGCGCGAGCTTAACCCGTCTTCCACCATCGATCATTCTCCGATCCCTGATGCACAGAAAGAGGAATGCACGGCGAGTCCTTCAAGCATCCCCGAAGTATCGAGCGAGCAATCCACTGAGGATCGCAAGGGACAGGGACAGGGACAGGGACAGAGAAAAGATCAAGAGCTGGCGCCGCAGGAGCAGCGCCCAACACCAGAGTCCGAGCAGCCCCCTCCAGCCGTCAGGCCTAAGCGAGGCTCCCGCTTGCCGGAGGACTGGACCCTGCCGGATGACTGGTTGGCTTGGGCGTTGGCCGAGCGTCCTGAGTTCGGTGAGGCCGGTCTGCGCAAGGTCGGTGAGAGCTTCGGTGATCACTGGCGATCCGCAACCGGGAAGAACGCGACGAAGCTCGACTGGTTCGCGGCCTGGCGCAACTGGGTGCGAAACCAGCGGCCTCCGTTCGGCGCGCAGCGCGCTGGACCTCCTCCTGCTTCGCCTCATCTGGGCCTCGACCAGACCAACCACGAAGAGGGCCTGGAGCGCCAGGCCGACGGCACCTACCGAATTGCGAGACCATGACCATGACCAAAAACCAAGTGAAAACCAGGGACGAGACCTGCCCCGTTCACGGCGGCTTCGAGAGCAAGCAGCAGGAGCAGTTCGACGGCGGGTTCGTCTGGACTGGATGCGGGCGCTGCGAGTTCGAAGCTCGCCAATCATCCGACCCGGAGGTTCGCTCCAAGGCTCAGGCTGCGCGTGATGCCCGGATGGTCAACGCCGCGTTGCTGGAGAGCCAGATACCGCCGCGCTTCCGACTGGCGACCCTGGATAACTACCGCACCGACTTCGCACCGGACCAGCAGTCGCCAGTCCTGGCTCGCTGCAAGGCTTACGCAGATGACTTCGCCTCGAACTGGAAGGTTGGTCGCTCGCTGATGCTGCTGGGCACCATGGGAACCGGGAAGACACACCTTGCCTGCGCGATCATCCAGCAGGTGCTCCGCACCGAAGGTCTGGCTGGCGCGACGGCGCGCTACATCACCGCACCCGACCTGATCCTGGGCGTGAAGGACACGTTTGGGCGGAAGGGTAAGAGCGAGTCCGAGGTCTACGAGAGTCTGCACGCTCCGGACCTGTTGGTGATCGACGAGGTAGGTGCCCAGCACGGCACCGACTTCGAGCGCCAGGTACTGTTCCAGGTCGTCAATGGCCGCTACGAGCGCCTGCTTCCGACCATCCTGATCAGCAACCTGAGCCTGGTCGATATCCGGCGATTCATCGGGGATCGCGTGATTGATCGCCTCTGCGACGCCAACGGCGAAGTGGTGCTGTTGCGCTGGAAATCCGTGCGAGGTTCGGTATGACCGGATACCTCGAGATGCAGGATGTCCCGGTGATGGGCTACGAGGTGCCAGAGTCGAAGCTCTACAGCCACGAAGCCGAGTACGCGGTGATCGGCGCCATGATCCAGAGGGGCGACCTGATCGAGGACATGGGCGCCAAGCTGGAGGTTTCGGACTTCCACCACCCCGCTTGCGCGGAACTGTTCGAGCTGCTGCTGGCCTGCCAGGCGAAAGGCATCGCGGTCGACATCGTGACCCTCTACGAGGCGCGGGCTCAACTGGCGGACGGGCAGAGCACCCTGCAGGTCGCTGCCCACCTGGTGAAGAACACCCCAAGCGCCGCGAACGCTGATGAGTACGCCCGGATCATCAAGCAGCGGTCGGTGGCGCGCCGGGTGATCGCCGCGGCCGAGGTGATGAGCCAGCGTCTGCAGGATGGCGAACCGCTGGACGAGGTGCTGAGCCAGGGCCAGCAGGCATGGGTTGCCCTCGAGGCCGAGGGGCTCGACTCCCGGCGCCGGTACCGCTTCATCGGCGAGGTGCTGCCGGAGGCCATCGACGGCATCGACAGGCGCTTTAACCGTGAGGTGAAGCTGGGGTACGACACCGGCCTACCCTCGTTGGACGCCTTCATCCCGGGTATCTGTCCCGGCCACATGGTGGTTGTGGCCGGCGAGCCGGGCAGCGGCAAGACCACGCTTGGCCTTGGGTTTGCCGAGCGGGTGGCGTTGGCGTGCAACGAGCCGGCGTTGGTGTTCAGCCTGGAGATGACCGATGTCGAGTTGGCCAACCGCGTGCTGTCATCGGTGGGCAGCGTTCCGCTCAAGCACATTGCCGAAGGCCACTCGATGGCCGATTCAGACTGGCCGGGCCTGACTGGTGCGGTGAACAAGCTCAACCATGCCCCGCTGATCCTCTGCGACGACGCCTCGCTGACGCTCCGGGACATCCGCCAGATCTGCCGGACAGTGAAGCGTGAGCATGGACTGGGCTTGGTTGCCGTCGACTACATCGGCCTGATCAAGGGCGAGCAGCGGAACGCGAGCCGCTACGACGTGGTGACCGAGATCAGCAAGGGGCTGAAACGACTGGCCAAGGAACTCGGCGTACCTGTGGTGGTGCTGGCGCAGCTCAACCGTGGGCCGAAGGCGCGGGGCAACAAGCGTCCGACCAAGAGCGACCTGCGCGACTCCGGGCAGATCGAGGCCGATGCGGACGTGGTGGTGCTGGTCCATAGGGACCAGGAAAGCGACGCCGGCAAGGCTGGCATTACCGAACTGATCGTCGACAAGAACCGGCACGGGCAGGTGGGTGTGGCGCACGTTCAGCACCAGGGCCAGTACCACCGTTTCGTGGAGATCATCGGCGGCTATCAGCCCAGCGAGGAAGAAGTCGAAATGGCCAGACCCTACAAGGGCCGTCAGTACGGCAAGGGGAAAACAGCGTGAATACCGAACACAAATTCCCGATCACCCTCCCGAACACGCTGGAGGAGTGCGAAGAGTTGATGGAGCGCTTGAGCGCGTCCTGCATCAGTTGTCGCAGCCAGATTGAGGCGGCCAAGGCTGAGCAGAAGGCGACGGGGCGCAGCGTTGACGAGATCTGGTACAGCCGGGCAAGCACCGCGCTCCGCTGGATGAACCGAGACAAGGTCCGTCTCCAGAACCATATCGCGAAGCTGCGCAAGGACAGTCGCAGGGCTCACAACGACCTGGCCAATCGGTTGCTGATCGAAGCCTTGCGTGAGCACGTGGGGGTAGAGGTGTTTCAAGCCTGTGCAGAGAAGGCCAGGCAGCAGATGGAGGGTATGCAGTGACTCTGGTTCAGCGCTTCGAGCGCAACACCGTTGGGCGTGACTTCTGCGTTGGCGATGTGCATGGCTGCTTCGATCTACTGGACGCGTTGCTGGCGCAGGCCGGCTTCGACAAGGCGGTTGATCGGCTGTTCAGCGTTGGTGACCTGGTGGACCGCGGGCCGGGGTCGGACCTGGTCCAAGAATGGCTAAGCCAGCCCTGGTTCCACGCGGTCAGGGGGAATCATGAGCAGATGGTCGTCGATACCTACAAGCATGGCGGCGACGACTGGCTCCATGTCGCCAATGGGGGCGCGTGGCTGCTTGGATTGCCGGAGACAGAGCAGCGGGGCTACGCCGAGTTGTTCGACGACTTGCCGCTGGCCATCGAGGTGGAGACCGCCGCTGGCGCCGTCGGGATCGTTCATGCCGAGTGCCAGGCGAAGAGTTGGCAGGCGTTCTGCGCCGGCGTGGAGGCCGGAGAGAAAGCGCACGTCACCGCCGCTCTGTGGGCGAGGTCCAGGGCTGCGAACGAGGACTCCACTCCTGTCGAGGGCGTTGCCGCAGTACTGGTTGGGCACACACCGCACAACAGGCTCACCAGACTGGGGAACGTGTTCTATTTGGACACAGGCGCATGTTTCGGCGGTTCGCTGAGCATGCTGTGCCTGAACGACTGGAGCGTCAGCTCTGCGCGAGGTACCCGATGAGCAACGTACAACCGATGGCACCGCGCAAGGTCATGACCAGGCTGGAGCGGGAGTTTCTCAAGGTGGCCGGCCAGGAGCTGGCGCAGGTCAAGGTGGGCGGTGCTGCTGCCTTGGCTGCGCTGCTGGTCATGATCGCCAACTGGCACGGCGACCGCGGCACTCTGGGCTTTCACGACTATGGCCGGCTCTGGCTGCAGGACGGCAATGCGAAGGGCGCTGCTGCGGAAACGCTGCTGCGCGATCTGTTTGGCCTGAACGGTCCGGGGGCGGCATGAGCAGAACTCGAACCTACGTGGACAAGCTGCTGGGCGATACCGAGTACCTCCTCGAGCAGTGGGGGTGGTGGCGAATGGATGGAATGGGGGTTCCCGGATATGTGTCGCCGGCCGCCGCTATCATGAGCCAAGCCATGCCAATGTCGAGCCCCAAGGCCTACCACGTCACTGATGATATGGCCTTGGCCGTCGACCGGGTCATTGCTCGACTCATCGACAGGGCGCCGCAGGCCGGCGACTTCGTGTGGCTCTACTACGGCGCGAAGTGGCCGGCCCTGCGCATTGCGCGTGAACACCAGATCGGCGAGGCCAAGGTCAGGGAGACTCTGAAGTTGGCGGTGGGATGGGTCGATAGCGCTCTGGAGCGGTTCCGCGAGAGCGCTTGAAGAAATAGTTTTACGCGCGGAATGAAGGGTGTTTTCATACCAGCGTGAATTGCTGTGAACGCAGCGTGACGCACTCGAAACCCGGCCCTGGCGCCGGGTTTTTTATTGCGCCGCCGAGCCTGGCGCGGCATTATCAGGCCCCCGCCGATGCCGTGGTTTCCACCTGGGCTATTCCTCGACAGAGGCGGATGGCCCGGAAGATCCCCTCTCCCGGGCCTTTTAGTTTCCGAAGGTCGAAACTCGGTAGACGGCAGTCTCACCTGCCACATCGGGCTGTAAGCAAAGTGACGGGTTACCGACCCGCAAGGCCTTCACCCTTTGCGATAACCAATCAATGCAGGTGGAGCGCAGGATGCGCACAGAGGTAGTGGCCTCAGCCACCTGCTCCAGTTCAGGGGCCCGCCATTTAGGCGGTTCTGTTTCAAAGGGGCTGGCTGTCTATCCTGATAGGTGACGCAGTTCCGTTTTTATGAACTAGCCGGAATTGACGGGTTGTCCTTGGTGCGACAAATTGCCATCATCGGGCTGCCAACATTTCAAACCGTCGGTTTGCGGTCCCCATCTCCTTCTAGCGGCTTGAACTGAAAGCACTCCTACTGAACCCCGGCTCCGGCCGGGGTTTTTTATTTCCGCATCGTTGAGCCCAGCTATAGCGCTGGGCTTTTTCGTCTCTGCCGCAAGGCGGTCCAACACGCAGCTAGGCCCGTACAGCCGAAAGGCGGATGTCCGCTCATCCGTCCGCCCCGCTGCGCTCCTTTTTCCAGGTGAGTGGAGTGGATCAGATGAGTGAAATTGATCTTGATGAGGCCAGCCTGCGTGACCTGGTGATGGTCAATGACGGCCAGGTCGTAACGACATCGCTGAAGGTGGCCGAGCGTTTCGGAAAGCGGCATGACACAGTGCTTCGAGCGATTCGAAGACTTGAATGTTCTGATGATTTTCATGCCCGCAATTTTGCGGAGATGATCGTGGATGTCGATATCGGCAAAGGTGCCAGGCGGAAATCTCCAGCGTTCCGCATAACCAGAGATGGCTTTGCGTTCTTGTGCATGGGCTTCACCGGCAAGGAGGCGGCCAAATGGAAAGAGGCTTACATCCGTGCCTTCAACTGGATGGCAGAGCAACTGTTCAAGCGCTCGATGGACTTCGCCACCCTGCGTAACGAGCTGATGGCGGAGTACCGACAAGAGAAAGGAATTGCCAGCCTGGCCGGCAAGACCCTGCGTCGATGGCAGATCAAGGCACCCGTCATCGAACAGAAGATCATCGAGGTCGAGCGCGAAGGGCAGTTGCAGCTGTTTCACGCCTGATCCGCCCGGAACCCACCCGACGAACGAAAGCCCGCCATTGAGCGGGCTTCGTCGTTTTAGAACCCCTGCGAGGGGCAGAGACTATGAAAATGCCAGAACGCCCTGAGACCTGGGCTGCGCTGCTTGCGTGGCTGTCTGCGCACTATCCGCAGTTGTACGCCGCCGGCCTGTCCTTCGTGGTCGCGCTGACGCGAGTGATCTACGGCGGTGGAACGCGGCGCCAGGCGCTGCTCGAGGCAACGCTCTGCACTTTGATTACCTTGGGCCTGATTCCGGTCCTTGAGTGGTTCGGCCTGCCACAGAACATGGCTACCGCTGCTGGGGTGTTCACCGGTTTCCTTGGGGTGAAGAAGATCGCCGAGTTCGCTGATCGGATCGCCGACTGGAAGTTTCCGCGTCGAGGGTCTGGCGAATGAAGATCACCGCCGATCAACTTGACCGCGCTACTGGCTGCGGTGCTTCTACTGCCGGCCTCTGGGTCGACCACATCAACGGCTCCATGGCCCGGTTCGAGATCAACACGCCCGAGCGCGTGGCGATGTTCCTGGCTCAGGTCGGGCACGAAAGCCAGAGTCTGCGCCGATTGGTCGAGAACCTGAACTACTCCGCAGAGGGGCTGCTCAAGACCTGGCCGAAGCGGTTCGCGGCGGTAGAGGCTCGCCAGTATGCCCGCCAGCCCGAGCGCATCGCCAACCGCGTCTACGCAAACCGGATGGGCAACGGCTCACCGGATACGGGCGATGGGTATCGATACCGTGGTCGTGGCCTGATCATGATCACCGGCCACGACAACTACGCCGAAGCCGCCCGCGCCCTGGCGCTGCCACTGGTGGCGCAACCGGAACTGCTGGAGCAACGGACCTGGGCAGCAATCGCCGCGGGGTGGTTCTGGCAGTCGCGGGGTTTAAACGATCTGGCTGATCAAGGTCGCTTTGAAAAAATCACCCTCCGCATAAACGGATCGTTCACCGGGGCCGAGGATCGCAACGCCCGGCTCGAATGGGCGCGTGCTGCGCTCAAGGGGGAATGATGCTCGGGTTCACGACGAAAGCCGAAGCTCGACAGCTCGGCGTTTCGCACCATGGGAGCTATTACGGCATTCCGATGTGGCTGGGGGATGTCGATAGCGATTGCCCGCTGGCGTTCGCCAAGTGGGCGCCGCTTGAGATGGTCGTCTCCCTGCTCTCGGTCATCGAAGGCATCGTCAACTCGATGCTCGATCAAGAGCCGACGTTCATGTTCAAGGTTGGTCGGAGGATCGACCAGTGACCTGGCGGCCATGGTTGGTGGTCACCCTGGTCGCCGCGCTGGTGCTCTGGCGTCTGGACCATGTGACCGCTCAGCGTGACGACCTCCAGGCCGCTGTCGAGCAATCCGCCGAGACGATCACCGCGATGGCCCAGCAGGCCCAGCGCGACATCCAGGCGCAGGTCCAGACCGATGCCCTGGCTCGAACCTACCAAGCAGCACTGCAGGCCTCCCATGAAGAAAACCAATTGCGCCGCGATGCTATCGGCACTGGTGCTCGCGTCGTGTACGTCAAAGCCCGCTGTCCCGCAGACGGAGTGCACCAGGCTCCCGGAGCCTCCGGCAGCGCTGATGCAGGAAGAGCCGTCCTTGCTGCCCCTGATGGACAAGTTGTTTCTGATCTCCGAGCCGGAGTCGAGCGACGCGAACTGATGATCACGGCGCTGCGTAAGCACATCGCCGGCCTGCCGAGGTATTGCCGAAGATGATCAGCATCAAGCCGGAAGGGTTCCAGCAGCAGCTAGCCGACCTGACTGAGCTTGAGCAGCGGCAGATTCCTTACGCGACAGCCACTGCGCTTACGCGGACCGCGCAAGGCCTGATGGATCGATTGCGTGATGAGATGCGTGTCGTGTTCGACCGCCCGACCCCGTACACCCTGAACAGCCTGCGCATGGTGCCGGCCAGGAAAGATCGGCTGGAAGCGCGGGTTTGGTTCAAGGACGAAGCGGACGGTGCGCAGCCTGCATCGGTGTGGATTGCCCCCGAGGTCTACGGTGGGCCGCGTCGGAACAAGCCGGCCGAGCTTCAGCTCAGGGCCAAGGGGATACTGCCCGAAGGCAAGTACGTGGTGCCTGGTGCCGGCGCGGACCTGGATCGCTACGGGAACATCAGGCGCGGCCAGGTCACCAAGGCATTGAGCGGCATCCGCGGCTTCAGCCAGGCCGGGTACAACGCGAACGCGACCGATAGCAGACGGAGCAGGGCGAAGGGTAATGCTCGCCGCTACTTCGTCATGACCCGTAAGGGCCAGCCCATAGGCATTGCTGAGCGCACAGGCCGAGGCCGGGATGCTGTCTCGGTCATCATGGCCTTCGTGTCTCGCCCTTCGTACCGCCGCCGGCTGAGCTTCTTCGAGATCGCGCAGCAGTACGCCGACGAGAACCTGCCGCGCGAGTTCGAGGTGGCGATGCGCGGCGTTGCTGCTCGGTTCGCTGCGTGGCGCTGACTGATGCACCAAAGTGGTGCGTCGCGGGTCCTCCCCGGGGTGCCCCCGTCAGAGGGTAATTCGAGCCCCGCGCGCCAAATATGTATGACCTTTTTTCGGAGGTTGGTTGTTGTTTTGTCATGAGCACAGAAGACCTCCAAAAAAAGCGCGGATGGCTGAACAAGTCCGAGATGGCCGCGAGCCTCGGGATTTCTCCGCAAGCCTTTGATAAATGGGGCGTTGAGCCTGCCGCCAAGATCGGCCGCGAGGTGTTCTATACCGCCCAGGCGGTGCTACAGAATCGCCTCGATCATGTGACCCAGAAACAACAACCTGAGGGCCTAGATGCGGAAGGTCTCGACCCGCTCGCTGAAAAGAAATTGCTACAGGAGCGCCTGCGACTGACGACTGCTCAGGCTGACGCCCAGGAGCAGAAGAACCAGGTCCAAGCGAAGACCCTTGTTCCAACTCCGTTCGCCACCTTCGCTCTTGCCAGGATCGCGTCCAAGATCGGCTCGAAACTGGAGACGGTCTGCAAGACGGTCCGCAGCCAAATACCCGATACACCGCCGTTGGTGCTGGAGGCCTTTGAGCGCGAGATAGCGCTGGCCCGAAATCTGGCCGTGGAGTTTGCTGAAGACCTACCGGAAATCCTTGATGAGTACTCTGCCACCCTGGATGAATGACCTACGGAAAGCGGTCGATCTAGGTTTGCAGGGGCTGTACAAGTCGCCGCCGATGACGGCGGTGGAGTGGGCGGAAGATCCCGACGACGGTTTCTACATGTCGGCGGAATCCTCGTACAACGAGGGCAAGTGGAAGACGGCGCCATTTCAGGTCGCCATCCTGAACGCCATGGGTAACGACCTGATTCGGGTCGTAAACTTCGTGAAGTCGGCACGCATCGGCTACACGAAAATGCTGATGGCCAACATCGGCTACAAGATTCAGCACAAGCGCCGTAATGTGCTGATGTGGAGCCCGACTGACCCAGACGCCGAGGGGATCAGCAAGAGCCACGTTAATGGCCTGATTCGCGATGTTCCGGTGCTGCTGGCGCTGGCCCCATGGTATGGCCGCAAGCATAGCGACAACACGCTCGACACCAAGGTGTTTGCAAACCGGCGGACCCTTTGGACGCTCGGCGGCAAGGCTGCTCGCAACTACCGTGAGAGATCTGCCGACGAGGTGATCTATGACGAGCTATCGAAGTTCGACGCCGATATTGAAGGTGAAGGTTCCCCAACGTTCCTTGGCGACCAACGTCTGCGCGGTGCTGTTTACCCGAAGTCCATCCGTGGATCGACGCCTGGTACCGAGGGCCAATGCCAGATCACGAAGGCGGCCGATGAGTCTCCGCGTCGCCTGCGGTACTACATCCCGTGCCCGCATTGTGGGCATGAGCAGACGCTGAAGTGGGGCGGTAAAGATTGCGCCTTTGGGGTGAAGTACATCGCGAACGATCTAGGCGAGGCCTCTTCAGTTTGGTACGCCTGCGAGAACGAGCGGTGCAGCGGGACGTTTGAGCACCACGAAATGGTGGTTGCCTCCGAGCGAGGCCGCTGGAAGTGCGAAGTGTCGGGGGTCTGGACGCGGGACGCTATGGAGTGGTTCGGCCCGGATGACCAGCCGATAAGGACGCCGCGTTCCGTCGCATTCTACTGCTGGGCCGTGTACAGCACGTGGACCAGCTGGCTTGACCTGATCGACGAATGGCTGAAGGTCAAGGGTGATCGCGAGAAGCTGAAGACCTTCACCAACACCATCCTCGGCGAGGTATGGGTTGAGGACGAGGGGGAGCGGGTGGAGTGGCAGACACTCTATGCCCGCCGCGAGAACTACCCGAAGGTGCCGCCGCAAGCGCTTGTCCTGATGGGCGGAATCGACACCCAGGACGACCGCTACGAGGGCCGCGTTTGGGCTTTCGGCCTGGGCGAGGAGGCATGGCTTGTTCACCGTTTCATTCTGACCGGCGATCCGGCCAGCGAGGAACTGCGGCGCAAGGTGGGCTTGGAAATTCATCGGCAGTTCACTCGGGCTGATGGCGTTCCAATGCGTGTCGAGCGTTGGTGCTGGGATGCTGGCGGCCACTATTCCGATGAGGTAGAGGCCGAGAGCATCAAGCATGGCGTGCACTGGGTGGTTCCGACTTTCGGGGCCAGCACATACGGCAAGCCAATCGCCAACTTCCCGAAGCGCCGCAAGCGCAAGGTCTACAAGACCGAACTGGGCACCGATAACGCGAAGGAGCTGATCTACAGCCGCCTGCGCATTGATGTGCCCATCCCGTGGCAACCGACGCCGGGCTGTGTGCACTTCCCGATCGACAGCGACATCTGCGACGAAGACGAACTGAAGCAGATCACCGCCGAGAAGAAAAAGTCGGTGATGGCGAAGGGTGTTCGCGTCCTGCGATGGGACTCCGGCGGGCGCCGCAATGAGGCGCTGGATTGCTTCGTGTACGCCCTTGCCGCGCTGCGCATCAGCCAGCAGCGCTTCGGTCTCGACCTCGACCAGTTGGAGCGCGTGCGCGTTGATCCCGTGCCGGAGCCGGTCGCCCAACAGCAACCTTCGAACGATAACCATGCCAGCACCTCCCAGGGCTGGCTCAACACTGGAAGCGGACCATGGCTCTGACAGCGCAGCAGATGCTCGACAAATACCTGGAGGCCGAGGCCGCCGTACTGGAAGGTCGGACAGTGATCTTCAACGGACGCACCCACACCATGGAGGATATCGAGAAGATCCGCGCCGGACGCCGGGAGTGGGAGCGCCGCGCAGCCGCAGAGCAGGACCGCGCCGCCGGTCGCCGTCCTGGCCCAGCGCTGGCGGAGTTCTGCTGATGAACCTGATCGATCGACTACTGGAACCCTTGGCCCCCGAGCTGGTGGCTCGGCGCCTAGCCGCTCGCGAGGCAATCCAGGCGTATGAGGCTGCCAGGCCAGGGAGAACCCACAAGGCCAAGCGTCAGCCGCTAGGCGCCGACACCTCGCTACAGAAGTCTGCGGTCTCTATGCGAGAGCAGTGCCGGAAACTGGACGAAGATCACGATCTGGTTACCGGCCTGCTCGATCGCCTCGAGGAGAGGGTGGTGGGCGGAAGTGGTATCGGCGTGGAACCGCTGCCGCTGCGCCTGGATGGCTCGGTGCATGCCGAGTTGGCCATGGAGATCCGCAGCGCGTGGGCCGAGTGGTCACTCTCGCCGGAAACCTCTGGTGAGCTGACGAGGCCCCAGGTAGAGCGGCTGATGTGCCGCACCTGGCTGCGCGATGGCGAGGGCCTGGCGCAGAAGCTGATGGGACGAGTCCCGAACTACACGTTCGCCACGTCGGTGCCTTTCGCCCTGGAGCTGCTGGAGCCCGACTACTTGCCCTTCAGCTACAACAACCTGTCGAAGGGTATTGTCCAGGGTATCGAGCGTGACACCTGGTGCCGGAAAAGGGCCTATCACCTTCTCAAGGATCACCCCGGCAACCTGCAGACGCTGGGCGGCAGCCTGGCGGTGAAGCGCGTCGAAGCGGAACGGATCATCCACATCGCCTACCGCAAGCGGATCGGCCAGAACCGAGGCGTGCCGATGTTGCACGCAGTGCTTATCCGCCTTGCCGACTTGAAGGACTACGAGGAGAGCGAGCGGGTGGCGGCGCGCATCAGTGCTGCCCTGGCGATGTATATCAAGAAGGGCAACCCCGACAGCTACACGGTGGAGCCCGGGAAGGACCGGAAGAACCGAACGATCCCCATCGCCCCCGGCATGGTCTTCGACGACCTCGAGCCAGGCGAAGACGTTGGGATGATCGAGAGCAACCGGCCGAACCCCTTCCTTGAAGGTTTCCGCAACGGCCAACTGCGGATGATCGGGGCCGGCACTCGCAGTACCTACTCTTCGGTATCCAGGGCCTACGACGGCACCTACTCGGCGCAGCGCCAGGAACTGGTCGAGGGCTGGCTGGGCTACGACCTGCTGCAGCACGAGTTCATCGACTACTGGTGCCGGCCGGTCTATCGGGCCTGGCTGCAGATGTACCTGTTGGCTCGGAAGGAGCGCCTGCCCGCCGACGTTGATCACCGCACTCTCTACGCGGCGGTCTACCAGGGGCCAGTCATGCCATGGATTAACCCGATGCATGAGGCCAACGCATGGGAGTTGCTGGTCAAGGCTGGCTTCGCCGATGAGGCGGAAGTTGCCCGCGCCCGTGGTCGAGATCCGCGCGAGCTGAAGAAGTCGCGTGAGACGGAGATCAAGGCGAACCGGGCGGCCGGCCTGGTCTTCAGTTCGGATGCCTACCACCAATTGGTCAAGTCCGGGATGGACCCAGTTGAGGCGGTGCAGAAGGTGTACCTGGGCGTCGGGAAGATGCTTACCGCCGACGAGGCTCGCGAACTCGTCAACAGATACGGCGCCGGCCTACCCGTGCCTGGCCCGGATTTCCCCAACGAGAGCAACAATGGAGGCGCCGATGGGCAGCCATCAAACCCTGATCCATAAAAACCTGATGCTGCCGATGGCGTCGGCGCTGACTGAGGCCAACGCCCCGCATGAGTCCTGGTACAGCATTAAGGCTGCCGGTCGCGGCGTCGCCGAGGTGTTGTTGTACGACGAGATCGGCGTCTGGGGCATCACCGCGCTGCAGTTCGCTCGAGACCTCAAGGCAATGGGCGACCTGACCAAGATCAACCTGCACATCCACTCCCCGGGCGGCGACGTCTTCGAGGGGACGGCGATCTATAACCTACTGCGCAACCACCCGGCCAGCGTCGACGTGTACATCGATGGCTTGGCTGCCTCGATGGCCTCGGTCATCGCCATGGCCGGCGACACCATCTACATGCCCGAGAACGCCATGATGATGGTGCATAAGCCCTGGGGCATCCAGGGCGGCGATGCGGACGACATGCGCCGCTATGCCGAACTGCTCGACAAGGTCGAGGACACCCTGGTCATGGCCTATGCCAACAAGACCGGGAAGTCCGCCGACGACATCAAGGCGCTCCTCAAGGAGGAGACCTGGATGAATGGCCGAGAGGCCGTCGCTGCCGGCTTCGCCGACCAGCTCACTGAGCCGCTGCAAGCGGCCGCTCACCTTTCCTCCAAACGCATGCAGGAGTTCGCCCACATGCCCGAAGCTCTGAAAACTCTACTGGCCCCGCGCGCCCAGACCCCTGCCGCGCCGGCCAACACTCCCGCGCCGACTCCGGCATCCGCCGCGCCGGCCGCTCCCGTGGCCGCTGCACCAACCGAGGCCGATATTCGCGCCCGCATCCTCGCCGAGGAATCTGGTCGCCGCAGCGCAATCACTGCTGCCTTCGGCGCGTTTTCCACCGGGCACGCCGAACTGCTCGCCACCTGCCTGAACGACATGACCATCACCGTCGACCAGGCACGCGAGAAGCTGCTGGCTGCCATTGGCGCCGATACCAAGCCGGTCGCCACCCCTGGCGCTGGCGCCCACATCCATGCCGGCAACGGCAACCTGGTGGGCGACTCGGTGCGCGCGAGCGTGCTGGCCCGCATCGGTCGCGGCGAGCGCCAGGCCGATAACGCCTACAACGGCATGACGCTCCGCGAACTGGCCCGTGCCTCGCTGGTCGATCGCGGGATCGGCGTGGCTTCGCTCAACGCCCCGCAAATGGTCGGCTTGGCCTTCACCCACACTTCCAGCGACTTCGGCCTGATCCTTCTGGACGCCGCCAACAAATCGGTGCTGGCGGGATGGGAAGAGGCCGAAGAAACCTTCCCGCTGTGGACCAAACCCGGCATTCTCACTGACTTCAAACCGGCGCGCCGCGTCGGGCTGGGTGAGTTTTCCTCGCTGCGTCAGGTGCGTGAGGGCGCCGAGTACAAGTACGTCACCCTTGGCGAGCGCGGCGAGCAGATCATCCTGGCTACCTACGGAGAGCTGTACAGCATCACCCGTCAGGCGATCATCAACGACGACCTGCAGATGCTCTCGGATATCCCGTTCAAGCTGGGCAAGGCGGCCAAGGCCACCATCGGGGACCTGGTCTATGCGGTTCTGACCGGTAACCCGGCTATGAGTGATGGCAAGGCCCTGTTCCATGCCGACCACAGCAACCTGCTCACTGGCGCGGCTTCGGCGCTTTCCATCGACAGCCTGAGCAAGGCCAAGACCCAGATGGCCACCCAGAAAGCCCAGGTAGAGAAGGGCAAGGGGCGCCCCCTCAACATCCGTCCGGGCTTCGTTTTGACTCCGGTGGCACTCGAGGACAAGGCCAACCAGATCATCAACTCCGAGTCCGTGCCGGGCGCCGACGTCAATAGCGGCATCGTTAACCCGATTCGCGCATTCGCGCAGGTGATCGGCGAGCCGCGCCTGGACGATGCCTCGGCGACCGCCTGGTACATGGCTGCCAAGAAAGGCTCTGACACCATCGAAGTGGCCTACCTGGACGGCGTCGATACCCCGTACCTGGAGCAACAGGAAGGCTTCACTGTCGACGGCGTGGCCAGCAAGGTGCGCATCGACGCCGGCGTGGCGCCGCTGGACTTCCGCGGGCTGCAGAAATCCAACGGTGCCTGATCGGTGCCAACTCCCGAGCCCCGCATCTAGCGGGGCTTTCTGTTTCTGCCATTAGGAGAATCAACCATGGCGAAGAACTATGTGGAGGACGGCAACGTCCTGACTCTCATCGCGCCTGCTGGCGGCGTTCAATCTGGCGTGCCGGCGGTGATTGGAGACCTGGTGGTGGTGCCGCTGGTAGATGCCGCCGAGGGCGAGCCGTTCGCCGGAAAAACTGGCGGCGTCTGGAGCCTGCCTGCTGCCGCTGGCCTGACCCAGGGTGCCAAGTGCAGCGTGCTCAACGGGGAACTGGTAGTCGCTGCTACTGCCGACTCGGTGGCATTCGGCAAGATCACCGAGGCCACCGTTGACGGCTTCGCGTCGGCGATGCTGATCCAGCAATGAGCGCCCCCGGCCGTTTTGGCCGGCTGATCCAACGGCTCCACGATCGTGGGCAACAGCGGTTATCTGATGCCGTGGGCGAGTTCCGCGGCATCGGTCGCCCCCCGATCAAGGGGATACCGCTGCAGGTCGACCGAAACCTGAGCTACGAGGGGCCTGATGGGGTTTTCATCACGGACAAGGTTGGGATCAGTTGGCTGGCGAAGGACGTTCCCACGGCATCGCGTGGCGACCTCTTCGTCATCGGGTCGTCGCGCTATCTCGTGGAAAAGCTCATCGCGAACGACGGTTGGTTGCTGACGGCAGCAACGATCGAGGAGGAAGCATGAAGCCGAACGTACTCACGATCGGTCGCTTGGCCTTGCTGGCGCGCCTGCAAACCATCACGCCAAACCAGGGATACCGGACGGACGCGGGCACTCGCGTGCTTTCTGGGTGGTTTAACGAGCTGGTCAAGGAGCGGCATGAGGGCTTTCCGCTGATTGTCGTCCAGCCTGGCAAGGAGCAGCCGCCGGAGCATCTTGATGCCGCCGTTCGCTTCCATCGCGGTTTCGACGTGGTAGGTGCGGTGCAAGGTGGGTATGACCACTATGAGGAGGCCCTGGAGGATCTACAGCTAGACCTTCTGGCGTGTCTGATGCCCGCCCCCAAGGGGCAGTTCCTGCGCTGGCTGCCCCGAGATCGCGGCATTACCGGGCTGACGTTAGGGGCGCCTGAGCCGTACCCGCCGGGTAATGGAGTGGCCGCTGCCGTGATTCGAATCCCTGTCTATCTGAAAACCATCATCGAGGGGTAACCCATGAAGAGCGATCCCCAGGTGCCGGCCACGGTCGACGCCGCGCCTCCGGCTGCACTGAACAAAGCCGTCGAGGTCACCCTGGCCACGGTGCATTGGCACCAGGGCGAGGAGAAGGCGGCCGGCGAAAAGATCAACGTCAGCCCTGACCAGGTTGAATTCCTGCGCCGCGAAGGCGTGATCAAGAAGGAGGCCTGATATGGCTATCGAGAAAGAGACGTACGTGATCGGCGGCTGGCTTAAGGCACGCGAGGCAGGGACTACAGGGCCTTTCAAGAAGGTAGGTCTGGTATCCACCATTCAGCAGACCATCGAGAGCAGTGAGATCACGCTACCCGACACCACCACTCCGCAGGGCGGCGAGTACGACTCGGTATCGCGCATCTCCTCGGTCGGCCTGGGGATCAACTTCCGCGAACTGCATACCTCGATGCTGGCGGCCCTGATGTGGGGCGACGCCACCAACGTTCCCTCTGCCACCCACACCGACGAAGCGCACACCGCCGTTCCGGGAGGCACGATCGCGCTCGACTTCATGCCGCTGGAGATCACCAGCGTGAAGAGCGATGACGGCACCACTACCTACGAAGAGTTCGACGACTGGAACATGACCGGAGCTGGCCTCGAAATCGTTGAAGGGGGTGCGATCTCTGCGGCCACACCGATCAAGGTGACCTACAAGTCCGCCACCGTCGATGTGATCGAGGCGCTGACCAACAGCGGCAAGACGTTCGAGTTCCTCTTCGAGGGCGAGAACGCCGCTGGTACCCAGCGGCGCATCCAGGCGCGCTACTTCCTCTGCCGCTTAAACCCGTCGAGCCAGCAGGATTGGATCAACACCGAAGACTTCCTGGCCGCCGAGGCCACTGCCAAGGTGCTGATGGACCCAACCAAGGTCGGTGCTGGAAAGTCGAAGTACTTCAACATCAAGAAGGAACTGGCGACGGTGTGACGCCGTTCATGCCCGGCAGGGACGCCGGATGTGGGCTCGCCCGCGTGGTGCTACAGTGGCGGCATTTAGGGAGGGGTTGAAATGTACTCTAGGTCGCGCGGATTTTCCCTTATCGAGTTGATGGTTGTGGTCGTACTCTTGGCCGTTTTGGCATTCATGGCCGTTCCGAGCTTTAAGGCTATGCAGGAGGGGAACAACCATCTAGCCGGCAAAGAAGTTTTTCTCCAGCACCTGGAATTTGCCAGGTCCTATGCGCTGTCAAAAAAGACAACTGTCGAAGTCTGTGCAGAAAGTGGAGGGTGGACTGACGGATATATCGTCCGCACTGATTCTGGTAAGACTGTTTTGCTTAAGGAAAATAAGTATAAAAACATCCATCCAGTTGGAGCGTGGAAAGGCTCTATGGAGTCTGGGTGTGTGCGATTCGTATCCAATGGGAGCGCACCCGCGGTGCCTGCCCCGGCGGGGGAGTATTACGACTCTGGTTTCTTCGGTGGTGAAGAGCTGGACAAGGCTGCTTGGCGGGTGACGTTCAAGCCGTCTGGCTGGAACTGCACTGAGAAAGATCCTAAAGACCCTAAGTGCGCCAAGAAACCAACCTGATCGCCGGCTTGTGTTCTTGGTAATGGCCTGTTGATGCTAAAGTGTGAAGCGGTTCCAATGGAGAGTCGCTTATGACACGGATTTTTCCCGTTCTCGCCTTGATTCTTGCGGTCAGTTCTGCCAGTGGGGCGACGGTCTTTAAGTGCGTCGGCCCTGACGGAAAAGTCACTTTTACCCAGCAGAATTGCCCTGACAACCAATCGCTGAACGATGTGGTTTCTGCCACCAACCAGCGCCCAAGCGGGTCAGGTGCCTCGGCTGTCATGGCCAAGCCCAAGCAGCCATCAGGTCGTACCTATAGAGGTAGTCACCAGGTCGGCAGCGGAGTGATCGTCGTCGGTGGTTCGTCGCCAAGCCCTACGTGTTCCACAGGACTCTCTGAGCGTGACCTTCGCAAGGCCAAGGTCCAGGGCAAGGTCGTTCCTGGAATGTCCAGGGAGGACGTGGAAAGCATCTACGGGAAGGTGAACCGCAACGGCAGTACCGCCGGCGCGGGTGCTGTCACCTACTGGAATGACAAGTATGTTGACCAGACGACCGTTTCGTTTGATCGTAACGGATGCGTCCAGGGTTCATACCAATCGGGCCACAAGAACTAGCCGATATAACGCTTTTTAAACAGCCCCGCCATTCGGCGGGGTTTGTGCTTTCTGGAGGGTTGAAATGTCCAGCTTTACTGCAAGTAGAGTTGTAGATATTGATGGCGTTGAGTTGACCGTGCGGGAACTTAGCGTTGCGGATGTTCGAAAGCTAATGCAAGAGGTCAGCGATCAAGACCTCGTCAACAATGTCCTCTTCGAAGATATCAGGCTTTCCGATCTGTGCCTGATGACGTCGGTTACGAAGAGCCAAATTAACGATCTCCGGCCTAGCCAACTCGCCAAGTTGCGGGATGCATGTAAAGAGGTGAACCCGCATTTTTTCGGAATGCTGGGCCGTCTCTCGAAACTCCACGACAAGCCATAAGGAGTTTGGAGCGCGCCATTTGCGTTCTGGTGAGGCTTGGCCATCACCACGTCCTTGAATATCCCTGGTCACTGTTCTTGACCGCGCTGAAGGCTGAATGAAATGGCTGACGTAAAGATCCGGCTGACCGCTGACCTCGATGATGCGCTGCGCGAGGTGTCAGGCTTCCGCAAGGAATATGCCGAACTGGTCAGGCAGGTCGCGCAACCTCTCAAGCGTTTAAACGATTTCACTGCTCTCGAAAGCACCCTCGAGGACACGCAACGCCAGGCGCGTTCGGCGCGCGAGCAGATCCGTACGCTCGGCAACGAGCTGGCATCGACGATCAGGCCAAGTCGCGAATTGCAGCAGGCTTACCGGGACTCCATTTCGGACCTGCGAAGCCTGGAGCGGGCAGAGACCGTCCAGGTAGCCAAGCTCGGAGCGATGCGCCGGGAGTTGAAGCAGGCCGGGCTGGATACGAGGAGCCTGACATCCGAACGGCAGCGGCTCCAGCGGGAGCTGGATCGAAACCTCCAGGCGGGCCGGAATGAG